CTGCGTCAGGTCCGTAAGAAAATTTCAGACTTCGATATGGCTGAAGTCGAAAGCATTATGAATCGCCGCGCAATCAATCAGCGTGTGGTTGAGGAGTGGGATGCAAAAGCTGGTGATCGTCAAACAATCGTCTTTTGCTCAACGGTTCAACATGCTGAAGATCTTTGCCAAGAGTTTGTTGACTACGGTATCAATGCAAAAACAGTCACTGGGGAGACGCCAAAAGATAAACGCGAACAAATCCTGTCTGACTTAACCAGTGGAATTGTTCAGGTTGTAGTAAACGTTGCTGTATTAACAGAAGGCTTTGATGCTCCGCCTGTGTCATGCGTCATTTTGACGCGGCCATGTTCGTATAAAGCCACCATGGTGCAGATGATTGGTCGAGGCTTACGCACGGTAGATCAAGAAGAGTTTCCGGGTGTAGTTAAATCATATTGCATCGTCATGGACTTTGGTACGTCTGTGTTGACACACGGATCACTTGACGATGCTGTTGATCTTGATGGTCAACAGGCAAATGGCAGTGGCGAGGCTCCTGTTAAGATTTGTTCTAACTGTGAGTCAGAAATCCCTCTTAACGTGCGTGAATGCCCTATCTGCGGTCATGAGATCGAAAGGCCAGAGGCAGAAATCTTAGAGGACTTCATTCTTACTGAGGTCGATCTGATGAACAGATCGCCGTTCCGTTGGATCGACTTGTTCGGTACAGGCGCGTGTTTGGCTGCGGCAGGCTTTAATGGCTTTGCTCTTATCGCCGAAGTGGACGGCCTTTGCATGGCTATCGTAAAGAAGAACAAGGGCAAAACCAGAGTGATCAGCATCGGTACTAAGCGTCAGGTTATGGCGGCTGCTGATGACTTCATGAGGCAGAATGAGTCTGGTGATACTGCAAACAAAACAAAGCGTTGGCTGAATGACTCTCCTAGTCAAAAGCAAAGAGATTTGTTGGCACAACATGGCGTAGTGGTAAGCGCACTAGATTTTTCTTGGACCAAGTACAGGGCTGCTTGTATGCTCAATTATGTTTGGAACAAGAGATTTATAGACAATATTGTTTACAACATAGTTGCAGAGAAGCAGAGCGCATGAACCGTGGTGAAGTAACATTTAACGTACTGTTTAAAGAAAATGTCTCCATGGAGGCGTCATACTTCATGATGTGTGGGGATCCAGAGAACATAGAGGAATTGCAAGAAGCAGTGACTAAGCTGCTTTGTAAACTAATAATCGGCAAGGAAGATGACTTTGTTCGGGCCGAAGTCGTTGTGGATATACAGGGTCATCCTGACTATTACTGCGCGACATTTGGAGATTTAGAAGGGCCAGAAGGATGGGCGAGCAGGACGGTGCATTAAAGCAAGTAGGAGAATTGTTCGGCAAAGTTGGGTGGGATAAACGACTCCAAGATCTGTCGATGGACGAAGTAGTGGGAATTGTTCTGGTTATCCAGAAAGTAGAAGGGATTGATGATGTCTACACAGAAGAACACCTTGCAGAGCTTTTTAACAAGTACGGCAGAAAACCAGAACAATTCGATTACGACATCCCATTCTGAAGAGATCATCGCTGAGTTGAATCGGGCTGTCATTGAAAAGGAGCGCAAGCAGTCGAAGCGCAAGTATCTTGGCGCATCATCTTTGGGCGATCCATGCTCAAGAAAGCTGCAATACCGATATATCGGCATGACAATTGACGAAGGTAAAGGGTTTCCTGCCAACACATTAAGAACATTTGCTCTAGGTCACACCATCGAAGATATGATGATCATGTACTTCCGTGACGCTGGATTTGATCTGCGGACAGATAAACAAGGAGAACAATTTGGCTTTGAGACTGCTAACGGCGAAGTCCGTGGACATATTGACGGTGTAATATGTAGTGGTCCAGTACACCTCGCATACCCTATGTTGTGGGAGTGTAAGTCTGCGTCTGACAAAAAGTTCAAAGAGTTCGTGCGTAAAGGCGTGGCAGAAGCCAACCCAGTATATGCAGCGCAGATTGCTCTGTATCAGGCCTACATGAACCTGTCAGACAATCCTTGTTGTTTTACTGTTTTGAACAAGAACACAAGCGAGATATACATAGAGCTTGTTCCGTTTGATTCGGCTCTCGCGCAAGCGACAAGCGATAAGGCGGTAAACATTATAAAAGCTACGCAGGCACAAGAGATGCTGCCTCGTGTGGCGCAAAACGATGATTACTTTGCATGTAAGTGGTGTGAGTTCCGCAACACTTGCTGGGAAAAAGAAGGGGTGGCGCGAACCACCCCGTAGGTAAAAACAATGCTTGATGAGGTACAATATAATGAGTGTGGTAAGGTTTGGCAATACTACATCTAGTAGATCGGCACATGATTTAGTCGAAGAAATTTCTCGTAAGGTTCCAAGAACAGAACAAATTCGGATCTTGCAAGACACGTTTCCTGCTGGTCGCATCCATGGAAAAACGTTTTACATCGGGTCACTACTAGGTGATCCGGGGCAATCGCTCAAGATCGACATTGATCCACAGTCTCAGCATTTCATGCGAGGTCAGGATTTTAATGGCGGTGTTGGCATCGGGGGTATCGTCAAGATCCTGATGGAAGCTCGTGGCATGAAGATGCAAGACATCAAGCATATGTTTTCTGACTATCTTGATAACGCAGAGCCGCAAATTGTTCGGGATAATGCACCAATCGAAAACCCAATTAAGCCGCAGTATAATGTGAATACTCCGTATGACGCTGAGTATGTATACACAAATGCTGACGGCGAGGTGCTGGTTTCTGTTCGGCGTTATAACGTCAAGGACATCGCTGGCAACCCAATGCTTAACACTAAGGGCAAGCCAAAGAAAGAGTTCAGGCCTTTCATCGAAGGGGCCGCGTATTCTAAGTTTCCTGACATCAGGCCTCTGTATAATATCCCAAACATCATGGCATCTGATCGTGTTGTATGGGTAGAGGGCGAGAAATGTGCAGATACTTTAAACCATGCAGGTTACACAGCAACATGTACAATTGGCGGGGCTGGTGCGCTGACGAAGAAAACAGCGCCACAGTTTGACTTCTCTCCCTTGCAGGGCAAAGAGCTAATCTTATGGCCTGACAATGATACAGGCGGCAAGCGGCTGGCTGATCTTATTCAGGACTTGGCTTTAGCTGCTGGTGCAAAGTCGGTCACAATGCTGACCCCGCCTATGGGTAAGCCAGAGGGATGGGACGCTGCTGACGCTCTGGCTGAAGGCTTCAACATCGAAAACTTTGTCAACACTAAGGCAAAGATCACTAAAACAAACATCAACCTGCTGGATGATTCGTTTCTTGTCAGTCGGTTTGAGGGACACGCACCAGAACAAAAGTTCTTGATTGAAGGCACGTTTCCGTTGGGCGTACCCATTTTGTTTGCTGCGGCTGGTGACGCAGGTAAGGGCATGATGACGTTGGACATGGGCATGAAGATCGCATCAGGCAAGCCTATGACTACTGCTTTTGGTGGGCTGGTCAAAGAGTTCGGTAACGTAGTGATCTTCACTGCGGAAGATGATGAGGCTGAAATGCACAGAAGGGTCGAAAGACTTGACCCTTTTGAAGAGCGAAGAGGCTACGCCAATGATCTGAAGATTGTGTCATTACCCAATGTGGGTGGTGTGTTTGCTATCTTGAATGAGGTCGGGGGCGAGTTCGGGACAACCGAAGAGTTTGAGAAGATTTACGAACAAATCATACAGATGAATAATCTGAAGCTAATTATCTTTGATCCGCTCGCATCTTTTGTACACGCTGACGTAAATGCTGACCCTGCTGCGGGTGCCGCTCTTACGGGTCTGCTGGCTAGGATCGCTACAGAAACAGGTGCATCTGTACTGGTTTGTCATCACATGACGAAGATTAAGGATGATGCAGTGGTCAAAACACCGGAGCAGGCTCGTAACTTGATTCGGGGTACAACGGCTCTGGTTGACGGCGTGAGGTCATCTTTTGCTATGTGGCAGGTTGATTCGGGCCGGGGCAAGAAAACATGTGAACGTCTGGGCATACCATATCAACGCAATAGCTGCTTTGATGGCGCAGTCGTTAAGTCTAATGGTCCTGCCTCTCGTGACATCAGGCATTTTGTTCGGGATAGCATGACGGGCCTGCTGAATGATCGTACCGAAGAGATTAAAGCTCTTAGCACTGGCTCTGCTTTGGAGATGAAGCTGGACGCAATGGCTGATTGGATTATTCATTGTGAACGCGAGGGTGTTGCTCTGACGCATATGAGCGGCAACAACGGTGTGCATAAGCGCTCTGAGGATGCTGATGCTCCTGAAGTATTGCAGGGGATCGGAAAGCAGACTCTGGAGAAATATGTTCGGGATCTACAACAGGCTGGTCGGATTGATAAGTTCCAACTGACCGCATCGGGCGGCAAGGTCTGGCTCGGTGCAGTCAATGGACCAATGAGTCGGGGTGAATATGAGCCTGTAACAGCAAGGGACAACGTGTAACATGAAAGACTTACTAGATTACTGTGGAGAATATGCGGACCCTTGGCAGAAAAAGAGGATGAAAAAAGCCGCATCCGAAGTTATCCCCCACCAGAGAAGGACTGGGCCAAAGGAGAAGAATTGTACTGATTGTAACAGTAACTGGGCGTGGTACAGCTCGGATCATGGGAGAAGTTGGCAATGCAACACCCACCGCAGATCTTGATTCACCCATATCCTGACCATATTCTGGTTACGATTGATGGAGTTCAATACCGCAAACCCATGAAACCAGAACAAATGCTCTGGTTATCGAAGCTGCTGCTAAAAGCAGTGTTGGAAACTTACAAGGAGAACGAAGATGGCGAGACACTATCGTTACATGTATGAAGGCAAAAACGCTGGATGCTCTTCTATTCATGGAATGGATCAAGTGTACGAAAGGGAAAAGGAAGCAAACAAATTGGCTTGGCAGAAGGCTAGTGCAAAGCTGCCCAATAATGCTTTTGCTGATGATGTAGAAGATGACGATACGAACCCCTATCGCCAAAGTTCAACGTGGATTCCAAGCAAGTCCGTAATAGACATGTAAATATATTGTGCCCGTTAATTCGACTTAATTAGCGGGCATGTATTTTTTTTGCTTGACGTTATGCAAACACTACATGTATAAGCTATACATAACTATCAAACGAGAGGTAAAAAACAATGAAGCGCAGCATTACAATTTATCGCACACCCACAGATGAGTGGTGGGCAAAGACACTGGAGAATTTGTGGGTCACAGTTCTTGAGGGCGCTAGTAACTATTGGGTGGACAAGATCAACTACGATATGCCTGAAGGCATGTTGTTCAAGGACGATCTGCCAAGTTTGAAGAGCGGCGCACATCTCGCAGAAAACTTTGAGGTGAAGATCTATCATGGCTCCGATGGTTGGGAGCCAGATGATGAAAGTGAAGTAGAAACAGTGAAGACGTTTGACGTTATGTATCAAGGCATCAATCGTCTGCCTGATGAGTTGAAACTTGTTATCGCTAATGATGGCGATTGGGATGCCAATGACGCTGATCATATCTTCCAGTTAGGTGTGTTTGGGGAGGTTCGTTATGGGTAATTACGAGGTCAGAGTGATCAAGCATTGGTCAGGTAAAACATATAATGTGAATTTGGCTTCTTTTGACAAGAAAGGCTATGGCGTGAGTTACGGCAAAGCATTCAATGTCTCAAAGAAAGAAGCTGATAAAGAGGCGAAACGTGTCGCCGATTTGTATGGCGTAAAAGAAATTATTTATACTTAGTCATTTTTTTTATTGACAAGTATGCAATGACTTCTTATGTTGACTATACAAGACTATCAACCAAAATGTTAGAGAGGTAAAAACAATGGTTGCGAAAAAAACAAATGACACTATTGAGATCCACAGTGTAAAGCGTGGAAACATTACTTTGCGTATGATTGGTCAGACGCCGCTGTACTTCAACAGCATGTCTGCAAAAGCCATGCGTGATCTGCTTGTTGGAGGTGGCAGAAAAACTGCCGCTGAAAAAAAAGAGATCAAACACAATCCTGAACAGGAGTTTCGTGAGAGCGTGTATACAAAGTCTGATGGCGATACTTATCTTTGCTTCCCCGCGCCGGGTGTAAAGAGTGCCATGGCTACGGCAGCGCTAGAGACTGCTGGCATCAACAAAACAAATGTTAATCGTGGCATCTTTGTGCCGGGTGATCACATTCAGATTTGGGGCAAGCCTTACCTGAAGATGGACATCGTAAGATCGGCTGATATGAACAAGACGCCGGATGTTCGTACTCGTGCGTTCCTGCCTGATTGGGTTGCTGAGATCAACATCAAGTACGTTGTGCCTACTTTCAGCGCTCACTCTATTATGTCTCTTTTAAACAATGCAGGCGCAATGGTGGGCATTGGTGACTTCCGTCAGGAAAAGGGGCGTGGTTCTTATGGCACTTTTGCAGTTGCTGGCTCTGAAGATATGGGTGAGTATCAGGAGTTGTGGGACAGCATTACACAGGAAAGTCGTGAGGTCCAAAAACTTGCGATGGAAAACCCTGAGTGCGCGGATGAAAAGACTGCTGAGTTGATGCAGTTCTTACAAGAGGAAAGGCTGCGTAGAGCAGCCTAAGAGAAGAGGGGCGGCGACTAATGTGGTGGTATTGATCAGTACCGCCTGCCGCCCCTCTGTTTTTTTATGTATAGGGTCGCGGTTAGATATGGTTAGGTCTGGTATGGCGAGGCCGCTTTTGGCGGTTCTGTTTAGGTAAGGCGGGGTAGGTTCCGGCACGGCACGGCTAGTCGCGGCAAAGCGGTTATGGCAGGGCCAAGCGAGTTGAGGTTAGGTATGACAGGGTCGGGCATGGCGGTCTCGGTATGGTCAGGTCTGTTAGGGCTACATGGGTTTAGGCATGGCGGTTTAGGTGCGTTTAGGTCTGGAACGGTCAGATCCGGTGAGTTACGGCGCGGCTTGGAGAGGCGGTTCTGGTGCGGTGGGTCACGGCATGTTTAGTTCCGGTTAGGTCTGGTGAGGCGGTTGAGGTGTGGAAAGTTGCGATAAGGACGGTTTGGTCTGGCAAGTTTAGTCGGTTCTGGTAGGTCAGGTCTGATAGGTTTAGGCTGGTGGGTCAAGGCGGTTCTGGTAGGGCAAGTTGCGTCCGGTTAAGTTGAGGCCTGTCCCGGCGGGGCGGTCAAACCAGTAAAATTGTTCGTGTGAAAAAAAGGAGGGCAAAATGGCCTATTTTTCAAAGAAGACTAAACAGAGGATCATTGATGATTATCTGAATGTAACAGGGAACAACATGTTCGTTCCCGATGAGTTCGTAGTTTGGCTCGCTGATCATCCAGAGCATGAAGCATATAATGCTTTTCATGGGCGTGACGAAGAGTTGCTACATGCAGCAAAGCTGGATCTGGCGCGAAGGTTCGCATCTGGACTACGCATCGTTGCCAAGACTGAGGTGATCGAAAGCGAAGTTCGCCACATCAAGGTTACTGAGTACCCGGCGTACATCTCTCCGGTCACAACAAGGCGTCAGGGCGGGGGCTATGAGCCTTTTGACCCCGATAGTGAGGAATCACAGGCCGAATTGCGACATCAGGCTGGTGTGCAGCTTGCAGCGTGGCTTAACCGCTACCGTGGTGCCGCTGAACACATTGGGCTGGACATGACACCAATTGAACGCATGGCAGAAACGCTGCGCGATGATCAAGTGGAGGCCGCTGAGTAGAACAAGGGGCGTGGTATACCTTTCTGGGCGAGGAGCATTAGGTTTGTCCTCGTCCTAGCCTCCCGATGGCGGAACACAACGCCGTGGATCCCTAA